ACTAGACTTATTACCGGCGTTGGTTCCGTTGGCTCCGTTCTGATACTTAAGACCACGTCCTTCGAAGGTGTATCCGTGTCGGCAGACGAGCCAGTTATATGCAATGTCGCTCCATCCTCGACTATCCATGTGGAAGTTTTGAATACCACGAACCATTGCGGCGCAGTATTCGTGGCCCCACTCAGGCTTACCCTTAATAAGAAGGGTCGGGCCATTCCAATGCCCAGTACAGGGTTGTGTCGGAAAGAACGGACTTCGACTCCTAGGAGCCCTAGCGTTCCACTGTTCTCTAGTTACCAAACGCATCGGCGAACTCCTCCGGAGTAACTCCAGTGATTTCTAGTTCTACGTACAGTTCGAGAAGTTCGGGATCAACTGTAGGATCACCCTTTTCTTCCAGAAACTCTACGTCTTCAGTCTCGCTCAACGATTTTACCTCCAGCCATCTTAAACGGATCAAGTGCTTCTAGATACGAAGTAACTGCTGCTCTGATAAGTTGCTGTCGAGTAAGCGTGAGTCTCTTAGCAACCGTGTCGATCTTAGCTAACTCTCGGTCACTAAAAGTCGTGGTAACTGGTTTACCTGCCATGTTGTATCAGGTTACGCCTGTTCTGATTATGTGTCAAGGGTTTTCATGTACTTTCTTTAGATTTGGCTGGCCCCCTGTAGGGACCGTGAGCCATGCTGGGACCATGAGCCAGGCTAAGGTAAACTTAGTCGGCAATCCTGTGCGTACTGCCCGGCGTAGCCTGGGAAAGTCAATCAGTAAAATAGCGCACGAAGCGGGGGTCCACGAACAAGCGTGGTATCTTACTGAGTGCGGCTGTTACTCACAGATTCCGCCTAAGATTAGGAACTTCCTACAGCACCGTACTGAATTGAACCTAGAGGAATATCAGACCTTTAGAGTTCAGACTCAGCGGCTATTCGGAGAAGCCTTCCTTTCTAAGTACAAGTTACCGGAGGCAACGATTAGGTTGCCTCCGTTAGAGGCGTTTATACAGATCAACGAAATCCCGAACCGTACTTTCTTTGCGAAGGCGTTGTGTGTCCAGCCCTCACTCGTATACAGAACTCTGCTCGGTAGTGCTAGAGAACTACCTAGCCAAATTAGAGAAGCACTTAAAGAAGCAGGCGTCTCAGAAGACGACGTCTACGAACTCAACGAGCGAACGATCGAGTATTACGAATCATGGCCCTTACGGACACGGAAGTAAAGATCCTAACTCTGATTGATCAGCGTTTCTGGGAAACTGGAGGGCTGATCGACGATGACAGGATCGTAGAAGAACTCAACGTCTCCAAGCAGGCAGTTAGAAACGCCTGGAAGAAGGACGACTTTAGGCAGGCACTACTGGCCCGTGGCGTTGATCTGACGCCAGACGCCAGCAAGGGATTACTGACCCCCACTCAGGCTATCCTTGCTAATCTTCTTTTCAACGTGGGGGATAAGCGTTCTGTTCGAGAAAAGTGTGAAGCAGTTGGCGTATCGAGTCAGCAGTATACTGCCTGGCTTCGTCAGCCTGGTTTTGCTGACTATTTACGTAAGCGTGCTGAATCTGCTTTTAGTGCCACTGATTTCCAGGCTTATCAGTCTCTTTCCCAGCTTGTAGCGGAGAAGGATATTCAGGGCATCAAGTTATTCTTTGAGATGCGGGGCATCTACAATCCGAAATTACAGGTTGAGGTTAACGTTGAACAAGTTGTCATCAAGGTTGTCGAGATTGTTACTCGTCACGTTAGTGATCCTAACGTGCTCATGGCTATTGCACAAGAAATTGAACAGTTGGAAATGGGCTCCCATTCTCCCGTAGCTATGGGTGCGCCCCCTGTAGGGGAACTATTAGGACGGTTATAGATGGCTGCACCTGCTAAGCGTAAGGACGACGCTCACGAGCGAGTTCGTGGGGCCATTGAGCGACGTCTCTTCAAGGACAAGGTTCCTTACTTTAATCGCAATCCGAAGAAGAAGCCGTATCCTAATATGAAGAACCGTGCTAAGGGGTACTAGTTGGCTGCGATTAATGATGCCGATGGTAACGTAGCACAGGTAACTCCTGAAGGACGCCTACAGGTTGAAGTAGGTGGGGACGTTATTGTTAACTCCATATATCGGCCAGTCAAGTGTGTTCGTTTCCGGTGGAGATAACAAGCACAGTGGCTATGCTTTCGATCCGATTGGTTTGTTTAAGTAATGCCTACCAAGCAGAAGACTTCGATTAACGACGTTTTGAGCCAGATTTCGACTGGCCTTAAGACGTTCGCTACTCGTCCAAACGTTCACGGGTATAAGCCCCATCAGAAGCAGATTGAGTTTCACTCGTCTTCTCAGATGGTTCGGCTATTCCTCGGAGGTAACCGCTCAGGGAAAACTGTGGGCGGGGCTGTAGAAGCAGTCTGGTGGCTGACCGGAAAGCACCCTTACAGGAAGACTCCTCCCCCTCCCGTAGCGGGCCGTTGTGTTTCCGTCGACTTCTTGAATGGCGTTGAGAAAATTGTGCGTCCTGAAATTGCACGGTGGCTACCACCGAGTGAGTTAAAGGGTGGCTCTTGGACCACGGCGTATAATAAGGAACTGAGAACTCTTACCCTGGAGAACGATTCTACTCTGGAATTCATGTCTTATGATCAGGACTTAGATAAGTTCGCCGGTACGAGCCGTAACTTCATCTGGTTTGATGAGGAACCCCCAAGGGATATTTATACAGAGAACTTGTTACGTCTTCTTGATCGAGGCGGTAATCTCTGGATCACGATGACCCCGGTTGAGGGTATGACGTGGATCTATGATGATCTGTTCATCAAGTCCCGTACTGACCCTAACATTAAGGTCGTTATCGTCGATATGACGGATAACACCTACCTGAATGTTGGTGAGATTGAGCAGTTCACTTCTGGCCTAAGTGCAGAAGAGAAGGATGCCCGTATTCACGGTAAGTTCATTCAGCTTGGTGGTCTTATCTACAAGCAGTTCAATGAAAAGAACATCATTGATCCTATGACTCCGCCTAAGGACTGGCTTTGGGTTGCAGGCGTGGATCACGGTCTAAATAATCCTACAGCCTGGTTGTGGGCGGCTGTAGGGCCAGATGGTCAGATGATCATTCACAATGAGCATTACGAGGGCGGGCAACTCGTAAACTATCATGCTGAACGTGTTCATCAGATCAACATGGAACATGAAAGGATGCCGGATTACTATGTTGGTGATCCTTCTATTCGTAATACTGATCCCATTACTGGTACTAGCGTTCAACTCGAATACCAGAACTGTGGGATCCCAATCATTTTGGGAAATAACGATGTTCGTGCTGGTATTAATCGTGTTGGTAGTTATCTTGAAGGCGTTGGGGGTGTTCCCAAGCTCTTTATAACCCGGAATTGTACGAATCTCTTACGGGAGATTCAGAGGTACCGATGGAGTACCTGGGCTACTAAGAAGCACAACTTCGAAAAGAACAAAAAGGAAGAGCCCCACAAGAAAGACGATCACGCTGTAGATTGTCTGCGATATATCGTTGCATCTCGGCCTGAGATGGACGTAGGCGCTGGTGACCCCTATCCTGTGGATCGTCATGGCGCAGCCGTGCCCGTGTTCCCGAACGAACCAGTCTACGATAATGCCACGGGGATGCAAACGGTTAATCAATACACTGACTTTACTCTAGGGAGTGAATACTAATGGAAATCCACGTTAATGGCATCCCGGTTGCCCGTGTTAACGGTCTTACTCGTGACGTTTCGGTTAAGTCCGACGGCGGCGAGATTACTAGTTTTTCGGTTGCTCCCGGTGCTCGTGTTCTGAATATTGTCACGCAGCAGAAGCTTCCGGCTCATGCTCCCCGTCTTGATGAGCTTGAACTTCTCCGGTACATGGAGGCTCTTGAGAACGGGGATCTTGGTCCGCAGGAGGGTCAGGATGATGACACTCCGCTTTCCGAGATGCAGACGGAGCGCATTTCTACGTCGGAGTTCGATACTGACGAGAATGATGGTGAGACTGGTACTGACGAGAACGACAACGAGTCTCAGGAGACTGACGAGAACGACGGCGATCCTCAGAAGCAGGACTTCATCCTGGGGGCAAATTCCTAATGGAGTTAATGCCCGAGCCGATGGCACTCCCTGGCTGCTGCTTTAAGTGCAGGGCCGGATCCAACAATCGGGAATTCTTCATTGACTTTGAGTTCAGTTTTGATATGCACGGGGCCGTGTATATCTGCAATGAGTGTCTCGCAGAGATGGCTCATGCGGCTGGATACATCACTCCGGATGAAGCCCGTAAGTATACCTTCGAGGTGAACTTCCTTAGGGAAGAGAACTCCGAACTTACCACGAAGATTTTTGGACTGGAGCAGGCCATTGATGGGTTACGTATTGCTGGGCGCAGCATTGGGATTGATCCCGACGCTCATGCTTCTGTTCCTCCTAGTGATTACGATTCGCAATCACGAGAAGGACAGAAGCAATTGGAGTTCGGAGAGGGAGAACCTCCTGAACCGCTGCATGACGAAGGAGTGGCAGAGTTATCAGATGATGACTCTGAGCAATCCGACTTCACCTTTTCCCTTTGAGCCTTACGCTGGGGAATACATCCCCGGTATGAGCGATGAAGAAGAACTCAAGCGTATGGGACGGGATATGTCTCAGAGCGAGGGTGTAGGAGAATTAGACGACTTCGACCGAGAGATTCTCGGTAGTGAAGGGTTCAGGATCGAGCAGTAGTGACTACTACAGAACCAGTCGTTAAGGAAGAGAGTAAGAGCTTCTTTGACGCCACGGACAAGGTTCTTCCGGAGAATCGGGAGAAGGAAATTGTTTCGTGGTGTCAGACCAAGTTCAACGCTGCTAAGCAGAATCGGCAGCAGTTTGAGAAGATTTGGTACATGAACCTGGCGTTCTATTTTGGACGTCAGTATGCTCAGTGGGCCAACTCTGCTGCTAGTAGCGTTCCGAGACTCTATGAGCCCCCAGTACCTCCGTGGCGTGTTAGATTAGTTTCTAATAAGATCCGTCCGATTGTTCGTACGGAACTTGCCAAGGTCACGAAGGAAAAGCCTCAGGCATACGTCGTCCCGTCATCTACGGATGATGAGGATCTTTTTGCTGCCCGTGGTGCCGAGGCACTCTTTGAGTATTTTTGGAGGGTCCTTAAGGTCAACAAGATTATCCGGCGCTCTGAGTTCTGGACAATCATTTGTGGATCTTCTTTTATTAAGGACTGGTACGATCCTGACACGATGGATGCGGCGGGGATGCCGGGCTCGATTTCTACAGAGCCCGTATCTCCGTTCCATCTGTATGTCCCCGATACTCAGGAAGAAGAGTTAGAACTTCAGCCCTATGTGGTTCACGTTCTCGCTAAGGAGCCTGAGTGGGTTAAGGATAATTACGGGAAGTCCGTTGCCGCTAACTCTACCGGTTCTGCTGGTGTCCTTGAGCAGCGATTCCTGAGCGCACTTGGCATTACGGGCAATCCCAAGAAGAACCATGTCGCTGTTCATGAGATGTGGATTAAGCCCTGTAGCAAGTTCCCCGATGGGGCTGTAGTTACTTGGGCGGGAGATACTCTCCTCAACATCATTGAGTCTTGGCCGTATCAGCACGGCGAGTATCCCTTTACTAAGTTCGATCATATTCCTACAGGTAGGTTCTACGCAGACTCCACGATTCCTGATCTGATGCCGCTCCAAAAGGAGTATAATCGGACTCGCTCTCAGATTATCGAAGCGAAGAATCGTATGTCCAAGCCGCAGTTGATGGCTCCGAGAGGTAGCGTTGATCCCACGAAGATTACTTCTGAGCCTGGTCTTATTGTATTCTATACGCCAGGCTATACTCCGCCTCAGCCAATTCCCTTGCAGCCTATTCCGTCGTACGTCATCGACGAGTTAGATCGCTGCCAGAGGGATATGGACGATATTTCGTCCCAGCATGAGGTTACGAAGGGGCGCACTCCGCCAGGAGTAACGGCTGCTACGGCTATTGCGTACCTACAGGAAGAGGACGATTCTAAGTTAGCGTACACCATCGCTTCTCTTGAAGAGGGTGTGGAAAAGTTAGGGCGTCACTTCCTTTCCCATGTGCAGCAATTCTGGGATGCCCAGCGGGCTGTAGAAATCATGGGCAATGACGGTCAGTGGGAACAGTTAATGTTCGGTAAGGCTGATCTTCGAGGTAATACTGATCTTCGCATTGAGTCCGGTTCTGCTCAGCCTCGCTCACGGGCTGCTAAGCAGGCGTTTATTATGGAACTCGCTGATAAGGGGATGATCCCCCCGGATCGTGCTCTTAAGTACCTGGATATGGCTGAGACTGGCCGTCTTTATGAAGAGACGATGCTCGATTCTCGCCATGCCCAGCGTGAGAATATTCGTATGCGAAATGGTGATACGATCGCAGTCAACGACTGGGATAATCACCAGGTCCATATTGTTGAGCACAATAACTTCCGGAAGCGTTCTGAATTCGAGAAGTTACCAGAAGAGTTCCAGATGCTCTTCCAGCAGCACGTTGACATGCATAAGATGCTGGCTGTGATGGAGCAGACAGGTGCTCCCCTTCCCCCAGGTATGCCCATGCCGGGCGGGAACCCCTCTAGACCACAACCTCAAGGGATGCCAAATGGCTGATACTCAGGTCGGTAATATTCACGGAGTTACTTCTGTAGGAACTTTAGATCGCAAGATCGGTAACGTTACTGCTGATGGCGTGAATACCGTTACTCTTAATAGTGTCAAGGGGCTTAGCGCCGGTGATACTATTGATATTATTCATCGCACTACTGGTGTAGTTCTTGCTAGTGCTCGTACTGTCACGAATATCACTAGCGATCGTGTTGTTACGTACGACGGTGCTGACGTTGCTGCCACTACTGATCATGGCGTGTATTTGACCCGCTCTACTCAGACCGGGTTCGAGGATGCTGATGCTCTTTCTGTTGCGAGTATGCGTGCTCGTCTGACTTCTATTGATGCTACGGCCTACAGCGCCGCTAACCTTAACGCCATGACTTACAACGATCTTGTCTATGCACTTCGAGTGCATGACGCCCCTTCTACTATCAAGTAATATGGCTGATTCCAAGGCTCCCTTTATTACCCGCCCAGGAGAAGTTCGACGACGTGACGTTGTCGCTCGGCTTTCAGGCGAGAAGGTGAGTAAGGAATTAGCCAACTACAGGGTGGGAAGTGATGCAAAGAACGGCAAGGTTTGTTTTGAGTGCGCTCATTATGAACAGCCTGACTCTGACACTTCTTCCTGTAGGAGAGTCCTCGGGCCTGTAGAGGCTCGTGACGTCTGCGATCTTTTCACAGACAATACCTACAATAAGCCAGGTGCTATGAAGCGTAGCACAGCTAACATTAAGGTGAACATTCAATTATGAGTATGCCCACGGGCCAAGGCCAGGAAACCGAAGTTGACGGCGGTCAGCCACCTGTAGAAAATGGGTTTGTTGCTGCACCGGAACCGGCTTCTCAGAATACTGGTACAGCCCAGCAAGAGTCTCCTGACTCTCTTGCCAATCCTTTCCTTAGCAATATTCCTGAGTTAGATCGTCAGGTTGTTGCGAAGTACATTAAGGATTGGGATGCTGGTGTTACTCGGAAGTTCCAAGAAATTCACTCTCAGTACGAGCCCTACAAGCAGTTAGGTGCTTCGCCTGAGGATCTACAGGCTGCTTTTAACATTTATCAGCAGCTTAACCAGGATCCGAAGGCGTTTTACCAGGCACTTGCAGATGCTTTGGGCGACGAACTTGAAGAGCAGGGTCAGCAGGAAACTCCACTCCAGCAAGTTAATCCGGCCTTCCAGGGGCTTCCTCCGGAATTCCAGGCGGAATATCAGCAGACTCGTAAGGCTGTAGAGGCTCTTGCCCAGTATATTCTGGATCAGCAAGACTCTCAGAAGCAGCAGGCTGAAGATGCTGAACTCGATAACTACATCAAGACTCTCCGTGAGAAGCACGGAGAATTTGATGAAGAGTACGTTCTGACTAAGATGTACACTGCCGGTATGGATGGCGAGCAGGCTATTGCAGCCTGGAAGCAGTCCATTCAGGAGTACATCAATAAGGCAGGCGGTGTTCCGCAGGGCCAGCCTGTTTTTAAGCCGCTTCATGGCGGCGGGTCTGTTCCGAATGAGGAATCCAAGAAGATCACAGATCTGTCCCGTAATGAAACCAAGTCCTTAGTCGCAGAGTTAATGCGGCAATCCGTGGAGGGATAATTCCAAAATGACTGCTACCCTTACTACTGTAAGTGCTCTTCTCAAGGAGGTGTATGGCCCCCGAATTGAGAACCAGTTACAGGAGGAGACTGTTGCGCTTAAGCGCATCGAACGTACTTCTGACGGCGTCGTTGAGACGGTCGGCGGTAAGTACGTTGATTTCCCGATCCGTGTCAAGCGGAGTTCCGGTAT